TGACTATTCGTGCCATTTCGGGATCTCCGGAACCTAAAACCTTTCTTAAAGGAGTTAGAGTTTCGAGAGATCCTCATGGTTTTCCTACAATAATTCCATTATCTCTTAGACGTCTATTATTAGACCCTAAGGCTAATGTAAATGTTGTACGAGCCGTTTTGACACTGATTTCGTCTTTTAGAACCTTTCCAACGCCTGTTAAACCAGATTTAGGGACTATTATAAATCCCTTCACTGGCTTATCTAAGACTCTCCCTAAGGAGGTCTTATCAAAAGCGTTGAAAACTCTGAAAATTCGAGCATCGGTTGGATCCTTTAAAGGGTTCATATCAGAATCTGCTGGTCCAAATTCTCATGTAGCTACTTGGGGTTCTGGTATAGATGCATTAGCATTTATCCATTACCCTAAACAGTTATTGAGTTTCATACATTTAGCGTTATTAACTAAATCGTATGGTTATTTGATCCAATTCATAAGTTTAATCTTATGGGCAGGTCCTGTATATTTAGTTCTTGTAGGACTACGGTTGATTAGACCGCTCCATCTAGGGCGACTGTCTATAGTTTATGACCAAGCTGGAAAAGCCAGAGTCGTTGCAATAACGAACTGGTGAATTCAACTTTGTCTTAAACCACTTCATGATTCTATCTTTGATAGTCTCAGAAGAATACCAACTGATGGAACTTTTGATCAAGTAAAGCCTTTGGATGTTTTATTATCCAAGCCTCTAATTGGTCATCAATTCTACAGTTTTGATTTAACAGCTGCAACGGATAGATTGCCGATTGATCTCCAGGTTGATATCCTAGAAACCCTTAAGGTTTCTGGAAGTCTCTGGAAATCATTACTTTCCTTTCCATGGTTTTATCGATCAGAATATGTAACATATTCGGTTGGTCAACCCATGGGGGCCTATTCGTCCTGGGCGATGCTTGCTCTAACACATCATGTGATAGTTCAAGTTTCTGCACAACGGGCAGGTGTTAGTAACTTTACTAACTATGCGGTACTTGGAGACGATATTGTCATTAATCATGATAATGTTGCCTCCGAATACCTTAAACTGATGGAACTTCTAGGTGTCTCTATTAATTAGGAAAATCAATTATATCAAATGATACAGTTGAATTTGCTAAACGATGGAAAACATCAGAAGGTATAGACTATTCTCCTATAGGTCCAGGTTTAATCCTAGCCTGTATGAGAAAGCCTATTACCATTGGTGCTATGTTAACTGAGGCTGCTAACAAAGGTTACGCAACTAATTCTAGCACTGTTCTATCGTTAATTCGATCTCTTCCAGCATTTTGCCGGTCGAGAGCCGAATTAGGTATTTGGGCTGCCTTCGGTG